TAATATTCACGCCATAACTTTCTAAAATAGCAAGACTATTGAATTGTACTTCTGAAAACTTAATTGATTTACTTTTAGTTAGTTGCTTCATTTTGTATTGTTTTTATAGCTTGTATCGAGTAGTTACCTGCAAGTGCTACTTTCATTCTCCGAATTGAATTTCGTTTGAAAAATTATTTAAAAATTTCTCCACCCTTTTTTCTGTCAAGTCAATATAATCTTGGTTTATTTCAAATCCTATAAAATTTCTTTTTGTTTTTACACACGCTTCGGCAGTTGTTCCACTTCCCATAAAGCAATCCAATACCATATCATTTTCTTGTGTAAAATGTTCAATACAATTTAATGGTAAGTCTATTGGGAATACAGCAGAATGCCCTTTGCCACCACCATCAACTGAAAACTTCCAAACATTGTGGGTATATTTTTTTGTATAATATTTGCCTATCGGGTGCTTACTTAAAATAAATATATACTCTATTGCGTTTGTTAATCTATTCTGCATTGGTATTGGATTATTTTTGTGCCATATTACAACATCATTTACAAAATATCCACCTTTTTCTCTTAACCTATTTACAATATCAAATGGTCGCATTACGCCAGTTTCTCCATAACTAAATCCTAAATTCAAACAGATAACTCCATCTTCTTTTAATTTCGGCTTCAATGCTTCAAAAACATCTTGTATCACATACAAAGGTTCTCCAACATCAGCAGTATAATGAAATCCTGTTCCCCTTTGATATTTATGAGATGAGTTATAATATGGTGGACTTGTAATAATACAGTCAATACTTTCATCCTCTAAAGTGTTTGCAAGTTCAATGCAATTACCTTTATATGTTTTGTTTAATTCTATTTTTGCCATCGCACAATTTTTAAATAATTTTTATTAGTATTTCAATTTAAGTTTCTTGTTAATTAACCGCACCAGCAGGTAACACAACCTAAGCCCCATTAAAACGAGGGCTTAGCTCGATAACGTTATGTGCAAGGCTACGTTACTGCTTCTAATAAAATTTTTCCTGAGTGTTTATCTAAACTAACACTACTTAAATCATCTTGGAATACAAACCCATAGTTTTCATATCCTCCAGAATACCCATGTTCATAAACACTTGTATAACCTTGATATATTAACTTGCCTTTTCTTCCATCTAAATTGAAGAAATTATCCTTAATAGTTTCATAGTTAACATTTACTTCGTTTTCGTTTGTGAAAACAGAACCTACATAGCCAATAAATTCATAATAAATATTCATTTCGTTTTCAAATTAAATTTAGTGCTGAATAACCGCCCAGCACATAACAGCGTATAAAAGATATGGCACATTGGGCTTTGTGCTTTAATTTCAACATTCGTATAAGTGCCACATCTCTTATACGCAAAACGTTATAAGCAAACGGTAGCTACTTTGAAACGGTTTAGCGTGATTTAAAAAACACTTCTAATTCATCTAATGTGAATTTATGAATGTTGTTTTCTATGAGTTCTAATTTAATTTCATCTAATAAACTACCCTTAGGTAAATTATTTGATATGTTTAAAGTTTCTCTACAAAACTTTTCAATCGGTAATTTATTTTGTTTATACTTTAATCTATTTTCTAATTCATTAATTAAATCAATTAAATTGAAATCATCCAAATCTACATCTACTGTTACATTCATAATTTTAGTTTTTAAATTGTTAGTGTTTTTTTATATTGTTTTTCATAGTAACATTCGTAACCGTCAGCTTATAACCGCACCTAATAAACAGCAAGCCGATTTATTAGCCGCAAAACGTTACCCGCAAGCGGTGGCGGTGTTATTTATATTTTTGATTATATAAGTGTTAATTCTTTGCCTGTAAAACAATAATACATATTTTGTAATTGATGCACTTCTGTTAATTTTAATTCGCCATGTAACCACCTATCGTTAAAACACACTAAATATTCATGGTATTTATTTTCCGAAATTGATAAACTATAAATGTCTTCCAAATGATAACCGCCAGAGTCTTTTTCGAACCCTAATCTTAAAAGCAATTCTTCTGTTAATGCTATACCTTCAAATACATCATAAGGAAATACGCCATCATTATCTTTAATGGTTACACTTCCACTTCTTAGTTCTTCAATAATTCCATCCCATTTACCTTTAAATGATATATGGTTTCCTATTCTTAATTCTTCTTTTTTCATAATCTATAGTTTTTATATTAAAGTCTTATAGCAGCATTCTGAACCGCCAGCAGGTAACAGCACCCTTGCTCAATTTGGCATTACATAACCGCTAAGAGCCAAACTAAGCAAGGCTCGATAACGTTAGTGGCAAGGTGGTAGAACCTCCATCCAAAAGGTAATTACATTCCCATTATACGCCCAACCCGACCCGTTCCAAGTTTCCCAATGTGTTTTACCATCTTTACGGTGAACAAAGTATTTACCGTATTTAGTTGGTCGTGTTTCTGGCTTATTCAAATCATAATACGCCCAGCCACTAACAGCACATTTGCAAGAGTTGGGGTGTCGTTTTTCAAATAATATTTTTAGTAAATCCATAATTTTGTGTTTCAAATTAAATTTTGTGGTAAAAGTCCCAACCCTCGCAAATCTGCGGGAACGTTATAGGTAATGCCTATTTAACTACCATAAAACGTCAAACGGCATTTTAGCAATTATTTTTTGAACTAATGGATGCGCTTTCAATTTAGATTCAAATACTTCCCTTGTCAAATCTTCTTGTACAAAAAATACAGATTTGCTCCCACCTCTTGTATCTGCGGAGCTACCACTTATTGCCAAAATAGTAAATCCAGCAAAATTATAAAATCGAACTACTCCTTTTTTAAATTCTTTTTTGCGGTCAGCATAAGGTAATGCCTCTGGATTAAATGGAAACTCATTAAATCTATCTCTATTTGTTTCAAAATTATTTTCAGATAGTATATAAAAACTATGTCCTGCTTGGTCTAAATTTGTTCCGTAATATTCTAATGTCATATATTTATTTTTTAATTTGTTTTACTTTAGGCACTACCTATAACCGCACCTAATAAACAGCAAGCCGATTTATTCAATTGCCTTTTAACTACTTATTGGCTTTAACGCAGTTGTTCTTCTCATGTGAACGGTAGAGCCAAAAATAAAAAACTCTAATTTTCCTTTATATTTTTTATCATAAATATTCAATACAGGCATCAGTAGTTTTTCATTAAAACTTATTATTTCTTTTGATTCTTCAAGTTTTTTTATCACTTCTAATTTTGTCATTTTTATTTGTTTTTATTAGGTTTGCTAGGTAGTGGAATCCAATGCGTTATACTATTTCTTAAAACAGTAGTCCATCTTTTTAACTCATAATCATATAAATTTATACTAATGCAATCTCCATTGTAAGTTAAAACAAAATCACTTTGTCCTAAACTTTTTTCTTTTGGTAATTCATCTTTAGCGTTAATCCATTTTTCTTTCATTATATTTAATTTAAAAGTTCGTAAAGTTTATTGCTCAATTTGTCGCATCTATTTTCTAAATCTTTTATTCTTAAATTAAGATTAAGTATCTTTTTATTATAATCTGATTTGCCTAAAAAGTATCCCGCTATCATGCAGGATACGGATGTTATAATTATCATTAATCTTTATTGTTAAATTTTTTATTCATTCTGTTAGTATCCATTTATTTTTCTTTTTTTCTGCCCGCCTGTGTATTGGCTAAACTTTCCAAAATTTGCTCAACATAAGGTTTGAACGTTGAATTATTATCAATAGCCTTTTTAGCTAAATACTTAATCGTGTTTTCCGTTAATTCTATGCGTTTACTTTTTTTCATAATTATTTTATTACTTTATTTTCTATTAATGATTTAAAAGCATCAAATGATATTTTATTACCACTTACACCGCCACATATTTTTTCTAAGTTAGAAGCGTGGTCACTTACTCTTACTTGTAAAGATGCTTTTCCTTCGTAAACAAATACATCAGCATACATTTTACCTTCATTTACAACTTCAACATTTAAAGAGATATATGCAGAACAACCATTAGTAAAGCAGATTTCTACTTTGGTTGGGTTAAAGCCTAAAGCATTAAATTTAGCAATGTAATCTTCTTTACTTACTGCGATTTCGTTAAAATTTTGTTTATTAAATATTGCTTTCATAGTGTAAATGTACACAATGTATTTAATGTACACAAATATATTTACATTATTTTTGTAAAGTGCTATAAATCAGTTAGTTTAATTTTTAAATACCTCCCTAAAAAAGTGAAAATAAACGAAATACTAACAAAATATTGTAACTAAAAAACCTATTACGCATCCTAAAACGTTACGTGTAATTTTATTTGACATTACGCCATTGAAGTTTTATTTCCTTTACTGTTGTTCCAAACCATTCAGCAACATAGGCCATAAATCTTTGATGCGAATATGATTTGCCTACGCCACAATATGCTCTGCATCTATCCCAATCAAATCCACTATCCTTTTCAGAAGTTTGGTAATAGGGTAAATTGTCTGCACAATCTTCATAAAATTGCAAGGCTTCCGTTGCTTTTGAATCTGCTGCGGGAGAAAAACTACCCATAACAGCACCTAACAAAAATGGCTGTCTTTCATTTTCTAATGAAGTTTTTTCTGTATTCATAATTTTATTTATTAATCCTTCGCTATTTTTTAAAAACATTCTCTTAGCCCGATACCGTTAAAAAAGCGAACCCCACCAATTACTCTGGAAGTTGGGTGATGGGGTATGATCGCTGTAAAAAATATTGTAACCTTCCAGAGTCGATACAAATTAAAGCATAATATTTTGAATAAAAAAATTTATTTTGTTAAAAATCTATCACATCATTATTAATCACTATGTCGGTTTCTTTTGGTAGGCTTAAAAAATCGTTGTTAGGTTGTAATTGTTTGGGTTGTTCAATACTTATCCAGCTTTCATAACTTGGATTACCTTTGTAATAACGTCCATTTGTATAGTCCCATCCTAAAATAACACATCCAGGTTTACCCCAATGTTTAAATTTTACTTTCTGTATGTGTATTTCAACTAATCCTGTTTCTCTATTTAAATAAACAGTTAACCCATTTGCTGTTTTATTGTAAAAGTTAGCACTACCAGATATAGAATATAAATTAGGAACTTCATATAATTTAGTATTTTTATCTTTAACAATCTTTGTAGGATGAGCCACTAAAAACAAATGCACTCCATTTTTTTCACAAAACATAGCTAACTCATCTAATACTTCTGAAATATATTTAGTTTCAGTAGTGATATATTTGTGATCTAATTTATTCCATGCATCAATAACAAAGGCTTTAATTCCTTTTTTTCTTACTAATTGCTTAACGGCTTTTAAAATTGATTGTAAAGTGAAATCGTTTTCCGGATTAATAAAAAAGAAGTTTTCAGCATGGTAATTAATCATGGCTTCTAAATCTAAAGGACTCATTTTATGACTACCTTCAAAAGATTTACCGGTTATTTTTTCAGCAAACTTACTAAAATGTAATTCTAATGGGTGGTTTTCTGGACTATAAAGAGCTGTTTTCCATCCATGTGAAATATTTAACCGGCACAAAATAAAGTCTAAAAATTCAGATTTACCGTGTCCAGGTATGCCGGTTATAATAGTCATGTATCCTTCTTTAAATTTTATATGTTGGTCTATTTCAGACATTCCAATTCCACATCCTGGAGGTAAACCATTATTATAAAAATCCCATATCTCATTTTTAATGTCATTTGCATTAAAAACTCCTACTATTGGGTATTCTTTTGCATCCTTAATACATTGAATAACAGTATCTTTACCATACTTAACAAGGCAGTCATTAGCATCTTTACAATCTTTAAAAGTAACTGTACTACAATTTTCAATACCTAACCGCCTGGCTAACTCATCCCTTAAATTATTACCTGGCTTATCATTATCAAGTGCTAAAATATAATTACAATCTTCTGGTAAAAAATCTATTGAATTATCAAAATAAGTTAAATTATTTTTACCAACTCCAGCACCATTAGGTACAGATATAACGTTTTTTAATCCGGATTCATGAATGCTTAAAACATCTATTTCACCTTCAACTATAATAATTTCTTTTAAATCTTTAATAGCATCCAGGTTATACATGATTAATTCAGCACCAGTAACTAGCTTAAAGTTCTTTTTACCATCCCTGAACTTTGTATTTATTAGCTCACTATTTCTAAAATAATTAAATTGAATAGTATTTTCATCTTTTTTAGTTTGTGGCATCCATTCTAAACCTTCACTAACTTTTAAA